GTACAACAACTACAAGACATTCAATCTTGTGGTCTGACCAGTAATGCATAGCTTTACTTTTCATTTTATTAATCATTTTTTTTCTCCTCGATTTCATAGAAGAACTTATCCGTATCTTCTGTCCGCCAAGCTCTACTATCTTCAACATTCCACTCAGAAGTCTGCACTTTCCAATCCGGGATTGTGTCTTTTACAGTAAAAGAAGGTATATCCCATATACACCGATTGTTAGGTTGTGCTGCAAAATTACCATCATCGAGGGCAATTATGTGAGCGCACTTGTGTTCGTGCGGGATCTCTGAATGATCAGTGTCAAGTATATTAGACTCTGGATGTGCAAAGTCAACAGTAAATAAGTATTTACCTGGGTGCCATTTCTTATCTTTTCCTATGTATTTACCTGCTTGTCCGTCTAAGATATCCCAACGATGCACAGAAGGATAATAACTAAAACAATTCCAGAGCTGTAATTCATCAAGTCTTCTTGCGGGCACTCTATCGGGTTCAAATCCCTTTTGAATAAACGCGCTAATTGGTAAGCGATAAAATATTGCACCGTTTTCCATAATAGCATGCCATAGTATAGCGCGACCTGTAAGAGCGCTAAGACCAAAGATAATGCAGTCTTCAACTTCTCCCCTATGTTTTTTAAGATCATAAAGATACTCCCTTTTTATTTGTGCGTAAGTCGGTGGTATGTTTACATTTAAGTATGCCATAATTTATCCTCATTTAATTGTACCCCAATTTAATCCAGATTCATAGTCTACTTTGTTGGGTACTTCTAGTTCAACAGCAGACTCCATAATATCTTTTATCTTTGCAGCTTCCAAAGAATTGACAACAGATATATCAAGTTCATCGTGCACTTGTATATGCGGTGTGATGCCTTCTTTGTGTAATTCTACCATCGCTTTTTTTGTCATGTCAGCGGCTGATCCTTGTATCAATCTATTCAAAGCTTTGTACGTGTATGCTCGTTTGATCCCTGGTCCGTGTTCCGCGAGCGCTGCTTCGTGTGATAATGCTTTGTGTATACCGAATTGGTTGGGCTCCCATAAATCAAACCTACATCTTCGACCTAGTAAAGTTCTAACTCTACCTCGGTCCTGTGCTCTACGCATAACACTTTCCATTAACATTTTTACAAAAGGGACTTTGTCATGGTATGTTCTAAATAGATCTTCAGCGTTCTCTTTCGATACACCCAGCTCTGCTTGTAATTTATTTTTACCCATACCATAAAACAAACCAAGGTTTATAGTTTTAGCTTGTGATCTTGGTATGTTTGCCATGTCAGCAACGATCTGGTGAAAGTCTGCTTCACCTTCATTGTATGCATCTAATACTTCTTCCACACCATACAATCCATCAAGAGCTGCGTAGTGTGTAACAAGTCTTGGCTCTTGTTGTGAATAGTCAAAGCAACCCCACGTCATACCCTCTTCAGGTATAAACAAACTTCTGATCCGTGGTCCAAGTTCTTTGTTACGTGCTGGTATCTGCTGTAAGTTTGGATTGTTGTAACTGAATCTACCAGTCACAGTCCCACCCTGATCTGATCTTATTTGATTAATCTCAGCATGTATTCTACCATTGTGTGAGTGTTTTAATATTGTATCTATAAATGTTGTATGTGATTTGTTTATCTCTCTTGCATGTGCAATTGCTTTTACAACAGGATCAGTTTGATTTTGTAAAAAGTTTTTAGTAAAACTTGGTGCACCTGTCTTGGCTGTGCGTTCGAATGGTAAGTTTCTTTTTTTAAATACTTCAGCAATACTTCTCGCTGCCCATATCTGTACATCAATACCAGTTTCTTTGTACACTTGTTGTAGACATTGTTTCTCTTCAGCAACTAATTCTTGTTTGAGTCTGTGGGCTGCATCCATATCAACACGTACACCCAGGAATCTCATGTCAACAAGGCATGGAAATAGTTCTGTCTCAAGATTAAAGATGTCTTCTATGTCTTGACTCATGATTTCTTTCTTCATCTCTTGCCAAAGTTTGAGTGTTAACACAGCGTCTTGCTCTGCATATTCACCTACATACATTGCTGGTAGTTTATACATCTCAGACTTAGCATCTATGCCCCAATGGTCTGCAGTTTCTTTTAATACAGCCTCGTTTTTGCCGATTCCAACGTAATCCCGACCCAAACTACCTAAATCGTACCTAAAGCGATTCTCGTCCACGAGAGAGCCAGCAATCATGGTATCTACGATAGTGCCTTGTATTTTAAGCCCTTCAGCCCTAATAAAGCATACATCGTACATAGCATTGTGAAATATCTTAATTGCAGGTGTGTTTAGTACATCTTGAAACCATTTTATGACCATAGCCTTATCCATATTACCACCACCTTCGTGACGTATAGGATAATATCCAGACCAGTCATGCACAGCTACAGCTATACCTACCATGTGTCCTTTACCTGTTACAGATCCAGACCCCATAGTTTTTAGTTCTGGGTCTTTTGTCTCTAAGTCAATTGCAATCTCATCATACTTTGATAGATCAGGAAAAGATTCTGGTGGTAACCATTCTGTCTGTGGTTTAAATATTGGCTTCATGAATAATCCCTCTCCAGTATCATTTCTAAATAATGTATTGCCTTCTTTATATCTTGCTCTTTCCCTTTCGACTGATGTCGACAGATATATTTTATAGCATTACCTTCTGCAAAAAGCAATTTGTTTTCGTTTATAAACTCTGCAGGTTGAATCTTCATCGAGCGATAGTGCTTCCCGCCTACCTGCTCTTCTAACGAATTGTATGTTGTGCCTTTGAATAAATCTTTGTTTGTCATAGATTGTAAGCCTTTCTTGTTTGTGGTTCTATTATGTACAGATTGTTCTCTGTTCTTGTGCATGCAACATAGAATAGTCTGTTCATGTCATCAGAGTTTTTTTGATACTCATCAAACGCTGCACCGGCTAAGTCTGTAGTTACAACTACATTCTCTCTTTCATTACCTTTGACACCATGTATCGTAGATATTTTTATTCTAGGATTTTTAGTTAAGTCTTCACCAGAATCTATTAATTTTCTAATTTTTGTTATGTGTTGATCACCTAATTCATCTAAAGCTTCGTACCATTCTGCTTCTGTTTGTAGTCCATACTTTTCTTTCAAAGTATCTATGTCATAGAAACCATCTTTAATCATACTTTTAAATAATTTTTTGTCCCAATTCTTACTCATCTTGTTAAATATTTTTTTACAATCACTGTATGGTAAAGGCACACCTGTTCGTAACTCATTCCATTTCTGTATAATTGTATGCAAATTTTTTATTGCAGGTGTAGAGTTTCGTCTTTGCCAATACAAATTTTTTTCATCAAGTACATTGCCTATCTCTGGTAACATATAGTTAGCTTGTGCTAACACCAGCCATTTACCTTGTTTGAAGTTTACATCGTATAAAGTATTGCATCGTTGTACAGATCCTTCATCTTCTTTTGGTAGCCATTCTTTTTCTACTCTGTTTGTAACTCGTTTAATTAATCTGTTAGCTAACGCAAAAGGTTTTTGTGGTACCCTTTGTGATTGATCTAATACAGTTCTTTCACCTTCTAAGTTTATAAATGTGTTTACGTGTGCACCATTCCATTTGTATATAGCCTGGTCATCATCACCTGATATGTATGAGTCCTGTGATTTTTCTTCTATCTTTCTTACCAATCTCCATTGTATCAAACTTAAATCTTGTGCCTCATCAACAAACATAACTCTTAGTCTTGGTGCTTCACCACTGTCTAAAAATTTTTCTAACATGTCAGGAAAGTCAATCAAACCGTTTTGTTCTTTATATCTTTCTAATTCTTCTACAATTATTTCTAATTTATTTAATGATATCTTTGAGTTGTTTGCAAGATGGTAAAACTTTATAGGATCTAGTTCTTTTGATCGTGCTAAGTTTATCATTTGTATGTATGGATCTGTAGAATAAAACACACCATCATAGTCTTCATCTTGTTTTTGATTAAAGTCTAATTCTATCTCCATCTTCTCTGATAGTTCTCTGTAATGTTTTGGCTGCATCACCTGGTTCTTATTTATACCTAGCTGATTAAAACAAAAAGAATGTAGTGTTTGAAAGTATGGTAAGTCATCGTAAGATAATTTAAATTTATCTACAGCTCTTTGTTTACCCTCACCTGCAGCGTTCTTACTAAATGTAAAATAACCTATCTGATCTGGTGGTGTTGATTCTAAAAAACTTTCTATGTGTCCAAGTAATGTATGTGTTTTACCTGTACCTGGAGGACCATAAATTATATATCGCATTAATAGTTCTCCTGCTTAAATGTTTTTGGTTTGTATGTTTCAGTCTTCTTGTCAAACCTAGTTACAACAAACACAGATAGTTTGTGTCTACCCACACGTTTAGTTGTACAGTTTAGATTATCTTTTAACATCTGTGATGTTCTTTGGTATGGCACCTTCCAATGTTTTCTTGATAGATAATTGTTAAAG